CCCGAGGAAGCCGTAAAGAAATACGGCATCGACGTCTGCATGGATAAGTCCATCGACGTCGCCCATCGCTATCCCTACTTCATCGACGGCCAACACGTCGATAACAAAATTCGCGTCCGCTCAGAACAGAAATTCTACTGGGAAGACGGGGCTGGATCAAAGGCCGAATTATTCGGGCAACATTTGTTTCCGCCCGGTTCAGCCAAAGCCGTCACGGTTGTGGAGGGGGAGGTTGACGCCCCTTCGGCTTGGCTGCTTCTTGGGAGCCGGTATCCGGTCGTGTCTGTCGCCAACTCCGGCAGCGCAGTCAACGACTGCCAACGTCAATATGAGTATCTCGACAGCTTCGAGGAGATTGTCGTCTGCTTCGATAAGGATGAAGCCAAGACTCGTCAGGACGGAACCGTCTTCTACCCCGGACAGGAGGCTGCCAAGAAGGTGGCGGAGTTGTTCGCGCCGGGTAAAGTCCGCATCCTGACGCTCCAACATGGCAAAGACCCAAACGACTACCGTCAGAATAACATCGACCCCAAGGTGTTTGTCTCTGAGTGGTGGAAGGCTCCAAAGTTTCTGCCTGACGGCCTAGTCTTCGGCCCCGACATGTGGGACAAGATTCAAAACCGTCCACAGCACTTCCAAATCCCGTTCCCTTTCGAGGGTCTTAACAAGATGACGTATGGCATCCGGCTGTCGGAGCTGACTGTCATCAATGCGCCCACCGGCGTCGGTAAGACAAGTCTGCTAAAGGAGATTGAATATGCTATCCTCACTGATCCCACGGTTGTCGAGAAAGGTTACGGCGTCGGGTTCCTCCACCTTGAAGAGCTGGACACTGACCTCGCATTGGGGCTTATGTCGATTGATGCTAACAAGCGGTTCAACCTACCCGACACCGAGAAGACTGTCGAAGAGCTTCGGCATCACTACGACCGTGTCATCAACACTTCTAGAGTCGTCATTTACGATCACTTTGGGAGCAATGAGATTGACGGCATCGTGGCTAAAATTCGGCATATGGCTGCCCTCGGGTGCAAGTATATCGTTCTTGACCATCTAAGCATCGTCGTAAGCAATCAGGCGGGAGACGAAAGGAAACAGTTGGATGAAATCACGACCAAGCTCAAGACCTTCTGCATGGAGGCAAATGTTGCCCTCATCGCCGTTATCCATCAGAATCGACAGGGTCAAATTAGAGGAACGGCAGGCGTCGAACAGCTCGCTAATACGGTTGTCCGACTCGAACGTGATCTCGTTGCTACTGACCCGTGGCGCCGCAATATCACTAAGGTTTGGGTCGAAAAGAATCGCTTTTCTGGCAGGACTGGTCCGGCCTCGTGGCTCTTCTTCGACGACATAACCGGCAGGATGGGCGAAATCGACGAAGAAGCCGTCTATAAGTATGAACAAGGAATGAGCATCAATGACAGCGATATACCTTTTTAATTTCACCCGGTCTTGGTTGAACGGAACCATCGCCAGTTTTGTGGTCGACCCGGCAGACACGCCTTACCAAGAGGGGTATCTGGCTGCCACCAAAGAACTGTTGGACGTCATTAAGAGAGAGCAGAAAAGACTGTCGGAGAATTCTAATGCAACTGACTGACATGGAATACGAATGGCTGACTGGCTGGAAAGGTCCGCCGGGTGCAGCCTTCAATCAAATCTACGAGTATCTCAGAGGCGCTGGCTTAATCACTTTTGACGGCGACATCAACCACTACGGAGAACTCGCGGTCGAACAATACGAAGAGCGGCTGAAGTCGCCGGAGAACAAGGATGTATCTACAGGCGACGGATCAACACTGGGCGGCGGACTTGGAGGCGGACAACCTCCTCGACAAAGCGACGACGATCTACTGCCTCTGCCTTCTGAACCTCGTGACGAAGGAGAAGCACAGCTTTACTTCTTCTGGGGAATTCAGGACGTGGTTGAATGAGCAAAAAAATGCTATATTTGTGGGCCACAATTTTTTGGCTTACGACGTTGTCATGCTTAACCGCCATTGGGGCAGTAACATTCCTAGCAACCGTGTCGTGGATACGTTCATATTGAGTCAAGTCTACAACCCCAACTACCCCCGTCCGAAGGGTATGAAGGCTAAGGGCGGCAAGATCGCCGGCCCACACTCGTTGGAAGCATGGGGGCTCCGTCTCAACTACCCGAAGAGCGAGTTCGACGACTTCAGCAAGTTCACCCCCGAGATGCTGAAATATTGCCAGCGGGACGTCATGCTGACGGGCTTGCTATACATCAAGCTGACGGAACGGATGCGGCAGGTTGGTTTCTCGGAAGAGGGCGTCGAGCTTGAGCATCAGGCTTGGAACATCATCCAGAACAAACAGAAGCGGAACGGTTTCCCGTTCAACAAGCGTAAGGCGGAGGAATTATATGCCGAAATACGACATCGTGAGGAGCAGCTTAGAGATGAAATTTATCGGCTTTGGCCACCACGACTTACACTCATCAAGACCGTTCAAAACGCAATCAAAAAGAATGGAGAAAAGTCTGTCAACTACCAGACGGCAATTGAGAGATATCCGGAAGTCAGGCTACTTGACGGAAACCGAGCGGACGTCTATGATTACGTCGCTTTCAACCTTGGAAGCCCACCTCAGCGAATTGAGAAGCTGCTTGAACTCGGTTGGAAGCCAGTAAAGTTTACTAAGAAGACGAAGAAGGGGGGCGGCGGTAATCCCCAGATCGACGAAGACAGCCTGCTGGCGTTTGCGGAGTCGTCGGGGCGGACGGAAGTCCTTGCCCTCGCTAAGTGGATTGTCTTCAACTCTCGCGCCAACATGATCCAGACGTGGCTCAACGCCTACAACGAGGACACCGGGGCGATACACGGCAGTCTCTTCATTGCTTCGACACTCCGGTATAAGCACAGCAATCCGAACTCAGCCAACATCCCTGCCGTCAGGATGAAGAAAGACGCCGACGGGGATGAACACGCTGTTTACGGCGAAGAAGGATCGTGGACGTATGAAGCCCGCGACCTCTGGGATTGTGGCGACCCTGACGAGTTTGTTCTTGTCGGGATTGACGGCACCGGCATTCAGAATAGGTGTCTTATCCACAGTCTCATTAAGACGGTTGGTGAGGACGCAGTCCGGCCCTTCATGGAATTATCTCTCCGTGGGGACATCCATAAGCATAACATAGAAGTTCTGGGGCTAGCCAACAAGGCGGCAGCCAAGAAATTTTATTATAGTTTGATGATGGGTGGCGGCGGAGCCTTGTTGGCATCCGATCAGGCGCAGTTCGGGACACACATGACGGCAAAGGAAGGCGAGGCCAAGAAGACTGCCCTTATTTCTTCCATCCCTGGATTCTACCGCCTGATTGAAGCCCTTCAAAGCGAGCTGAGTTCTTACGGCAGAATCACTCTGTGTGACGGCACCCCCATCCTTGTTCCGTCGCCCCACATGGTTATTCCTTATCTCCTGCAAGGCGACGAGTCCCGGCTTATGAAGCGGGCGATGGTCTACATGGATCAGGAGATACGGAAGGCAAGGCTACAGAACGACGTCTACAAGGTGGCTGACATCCACGACGAGCATCAATGGAAAGTGAGGAAAGAGTATGCAGAACAATTTGTGGCTATGGCTCTCCCTTGCTTCCCTAGGGCTGGCGAGTCTTTTGGCTACCGGATCAGGATCGACGGCGACGCCAAGATAGGCCTGTCTTGGGCGAAAACGCATTAGGAGAGTATGATGTTGAAGAAAGTGTTTACCGAAATCCCGATGTCGGCAGTCGTCAAGACGAAGGCATTCCAACGACGTGACAAAGAGTGGTCGTTCGAGTCTTGGGACGCGACGGAGTGGGAAGAATGTTACGAGGAAGCGAAGGAGGAATTAAGTAAAGAAAAGGCTTGACAAACGATGTAAAGATTGATATAATACCCTATAGAGACGCTGTCATGGCATTTTTTGGAGAAGAGAATTGGCTAACAAGGCTGTAGAATTTACTATCCGTGGTAAGATTGATTGGTGCAAGCTGCTGGGCAAGGCTCGGCCATACACCGGCGATCCCCGTTACGACAAGGGACCTGCTTGGTCGGTCGAAATCAACCCCGACAAGAACTCTCGGGTCATCCTTAAGCAGCACGGTCTGACCGACAAGCTGAAGTTCGACAAGAAGACGAAGGCTGACGGCTCGCCGAGTAAGAACCCCCGCGACTACGACGTCCTCCGCCTCACGATCCTTGAGAACAAGGCTGACGGCGAGAAGAATAAGGCTCCGGCAATCATCGATGCGAGTGGTCGTCCGTGGGATGACGAAACCGAGATGGGTAACGGCACCGTCGCCGACATCCTGGTTCGTTACGTAGATTACGGCCAGACGAAGGGCCTGTATTACAAGAAGATGCGAGTCCTGAAGCTGGTGCCGTATGAAGGCGGAAGCGACTTCGAGCCGCTTTCGGAAGACGACGAGTTCTTCGGGGCGTCGCCGTTGTCGGAAGACACCGTAGCGAAGCCGACAAGCAATCCAGAAAACATCGACGATCTGGATGACGACGACATCCCGTTCTAAAGACCCTTACCCTACGGGGTAAGCTGGGGTGAGGCCAGTGCGGTGGGGCAGTTCCGTCCGTTACTCACAGACAGCGGCTAGTGAACCTTCACGGCCAACCTTGCAAGGGCTGACAGCCGGTGAAAGTCCGGCACAGTTTTGGAGAGAACAATGAAAACGATGTTAGTTAAGTTCTACGAGGCGATGATGTATGTCCTTCTTGGTAAGGACGAATATTTGGAAAGCGCCCTCGGGCTTGCACTGGAAGGAGACAGCAAGATGACTAAAGTGATTGAAACGACTGACGGCTTCAATCTGGTTGACCGTCAGGGCGTGATTATCGGGACTTACTCCCGCGCCCGTGATGCCCGCCGTGGGGCACGTCGCCGTGGATTGGCTGTTTAATTGAGTCTCGTTCAAAAAGAGAGGCGCGATCCTTCCACAATCCCTGAAGACATCTACCGTCTTCTAGAGAGTGACGAAGATCATGAAGTCTCCGAAGAGAATGTGTTTTGGGCGGGGCAGATTTTTATGGACCTGCTTCGCACACGGCTCCTTAAACGAGAAGTCAAGAGAGGAGAAGATGTCTTAAGGTTCTCTGCCCTCGGTAAGCAAGACAGACAGATATGGTATGACGCCAACAAGCCGGAAGTGAAAGAAAAGTTCTCTGGTAAAACTTTGTTCAAATTCCTATACGGCGATTGTGTCGAAGTGTTACTTTTATTTCTAGCGAAGGAGGCCGGCCATGATGTCCAAGACTGCCAGAAAAAGGTTGAGGTGGATGGCGTATCAGGCAGCATCGACGCGAATATTGATGGAGTTCTCGTTGACGTCAAGTCTGCATCCAGTTACTCCTACCAAAAGTTTGTCACAGGGAGTTTTGTTTTTGACGACCCCTTCGGGTATGTCTCACAGCTCTCCGGCTATGCTAATGCAGACGGAAAAGATCGGGCTGGATTCCTTGTCGCAGACAAGGTTCATGGCGACATCGGGTTTGTCGAGCTAGACAGACTTTACATCGACGGCAACAAGCCTGAAGACAGGATTGCTCACCTCCGTGAAGTGATTGCGTCCGACACTCCCCCTCCCCGCTGCTATCCTCTCATTCCGGATGGGAAGAGCGGGAACATGAAATTGGGGCTGGGTTGCTCATATTGCGCCGTCAAGGATGATTGTTGGTCTGATGCGAATGACGGGAAGGGCCTTAGAAAATTCGTGTATAGCCGAGGCCCTGTTTGGCTTGGTGTCACGAAGAGAGAACCGAAGGTTGATGAAGCTTGAACCGAAACTACGATAAAGAGAAGGCACGGGCACGTCGCCTCCAGAAGATTTACAATATCAATCCCGAAGACTATTCGGCGATATTAAGTAAACAGGGCGGCGGCTGTGCCCTATGCGGCAAGACGCCAGAGGAGGAGGGGGTCGCACTAGCTGTCGATCATCTCCACGCACCGCCGTATACGATCCGTGGAATTCTTTGTCGCTACTGCAATCATAGAATTATAGGGAGGCACAAGGACGCCGATCTGCTCCGTCGCATGGCGACATACATCGAGACAGACACCGGCTTCTACGCCCCCGCCCCAGTAAAGAGACGTCGGAAAACGACGCGGAAAGTGAAAGCTGTTGACAAATCCTAAGATTCTAACTCTCGACATCGAAACCCGGCCAGCCACCGCCTACGTATGGGGGTTGTTCGATCAGAATATTTCACTCTCACAACTCATTACGCCGTCCGCTCCGATCTGTTTTGCCGCCAAGTTCGTCGGCGACAAGAAGATGTATTTCGCATCCGACTGGGATGACGGCCACGAAGGAATGATTCAGCTTGCGCACGATCTTATTTCGGAAGCCGACGCCGTCGTGGGATATAATTCGGACGGCTTTGACCTCAAGAAACTCCGAGGCGAATTCCTGCTGGCCGGCCTACCGCCCCCGCCCCCCGTTACCTCGATCGATTTACTTAAAAGCGTTAAGAAACTCGGCTTCCAGTCGAACAAACTCGCCTATGTAGGCCCGATGCTCAAGATTGGACAGAAGGTTAAGAACGAGGGTTTCGACCTCTGGTCTGCCGTCATTGATGGAGACAAGGCGGCCCAACGCCGGATGAAGGAATACAACATCGGTGACGTCGTTCTGACTGAACGCCTCTACCTCGAACTCCTGCCTTACATCACCAACCACCCCCATCTGGGTGAGCGAGACAGCCAGGCGTGTGGGGCGTGTGGCAGCCATGACGTCCAGTCGAGAGGCTATCGTCGGACTAAGGCATTCAAAATCCAACGGCTCCACTGCATGGAATGCGGCAGTTGGTCCGATGGAAAAAGAGAGAAGGTCGGATGAACAAAGAGATTAAGTTGATGCTGGCCGACTACTTCACGTCGAGGGAGTTGGCCGAGCTTCTCGACATCCCGGCCATCGACTTCATCGAGGCGTTTGAGGATGACGTCGAGGATGCTCTTGACGATTTGATGGACATAATGGGAGTGTCGCAAGATGATTGACTATGTGTATCAGGTTTGGTGTGAATACGACATCGGACAAGAGGGGGCTGTCTATGAGACAGAGACTCTGGCGTGGAAGTCCGCCGCAGACATGCTTAGGTTGCAAGACATTGACCCCGAAGACGCTCGGATAGACGGCCTGGTTGGTGTCGAGACTGTTGAATTTGTGAGAGAGGAAAAACAAGGTGCCCAGCCCGCCTACAGCCCCGTCGTCGCCCAAGGTTCTCTATTTGATTGGGAGTCTACGGAATTCATACGTTACGGAACTGGCCAACAATATTCGGACGAGGCATCCGGAGATTGAAGTCTTCGATGACTGGATGGCGGCAGGCTATGAAGCCGATGACATGTGGAAGGATTACGAGCAAGGTAGGGGCAGGACTTATCAGGAGGCATTGAATGGCTACGCCGCACGGCATGTGTTCAACTTTGATAAGTATCATCTTGATCGGGCTACTCACATCCTTCTCGTGCTTCCGGCGGGGAAGTCGGGGCACATGGAAATAACTTACGGGCAATACGCCACGAAAGCAAAGTGTGGGATACTTCTTGATCCAGAGGATGTCAGGTTTGATGTCATGTATCAGTTTATTGACCATATCCTTGCTGACGAGTCGGAAATAGCGGAATGGCTGCAAGACTGAAACTGACGCCTGAGGAACGCATCGCCAAAAGACTCTCCTACAAAAGGGAGTATTACCGTAAATGGCGGGTGGCAAACAAAGACAAAGTCAATCAGTCAGCGGCAGATTGGCGGCAGCGTAATCTTGACAAGGCGCGAAAAACAAATCGAGATTGGAAAAAGAAAAACGCCGCCGCCCACTGCGCCTTAAATGCCAAAAGAAAAAGCAAACTTTTGCAGAGAACTCCCGCCTGGGCAGACCTAGATAAGATTAAGGAGTTTTACGCAGCCGCCAACTCAATGAGCAAAAACTCTGGCATCGAGTATCACGTTGATCACGTCATACCTTTGCAAGGAAAACTATGCTCAGGCTTGCATGTAGAAAACAATCTTCAAATTTTGACAGCAAAAGAAAACATGTCAAAAGGAAATAAAACGATGTATCAATTCTGCCCCCACATTCTTGAGGGGATTGATGAAATAGGAAAGTGGCTGGAATGAATTCACTGCCTGAAGACGACAAACTGAGGGGAGAGTTTCCGATGGCCGACGGCCTGCTGGATTACTTTCCTAACGCCCTAGCCGAGATTGCCCGACATTCCAAGCTGGCGGGCGACAAGCATCATCCCGGCGAACCTCTCCACTGGGAGCGAAGCAAGTCGACAGACCACCGCAACAAGATCATGCGGCATCTGGTCGACTCAGGCGGCAAAGACAAGGACGGCAATCGCCACTCTACCGGCCTTGCTTGGCGAGCGTTGGCGTTGTTGCAGGAAGAGTTGGAGGCCGAGTTTGGCTACCCCGCCCCCCGGAATGCGGTTGACTGATGGAACTGTTGACCATATTCTTGACGGGGTTTGTATCCGTCTTTGCCCTCGGCTTCCAGTCGAGAAACGTCAACCACGGCAACTACCTATGGGCGGCGGGGACGTCGGTGTTTGTCGGTCTATCCCAGACTTTGCTCTGGAAACACATAGTTATTGAAGACAGCCTGTCGGCTGGCGTTGTATACGGGTGTGCAGGCGCGATGGCAATCGTGTCAAGTATGTTCATCCATGAAAGGTTTATTAAGAATGACAAAAAGAGAAGCCGGACAACCGGCCAAGATTAAGACTGAGTTGCTTGAAGACCTACCAATCCATTTCTACGTCGAGACTGCCACCGGATGGATTTATGAAGGCAAGCGTTTTCCTGACTTCATGATCCTGAGGGCAGCCCACCCAAGCTCGCCACACATCATCCAGCGAGTCCACAACAAAGAGTTCGACAGTCTGTTCAGGGAGTATGACGGCGACCCCGATCTGCTCCGTGCCCAGATGCGAGAGATGGCGGGCAATAGTCCTGTCGATTAAGGAGAGAATATGAATACGACAGTCACGGTGAATCAGATTGACAACGGGTTCTTGGTGGAGATTTCTATCTACTCGTCTGATCTCGGTGTTATTGGCAGTAGCAGCTTCCGCCGAATTTACGTCAAGGATCGAAAAGACTTGGCGGTAGAAGTCGCGGCGGCTTTTGCAGAAACCGCCTAAATACAAGAAAGGGCTTGTCAGCGTTATGCCGACAAGCCCTTTCTTTTGTTAGCCTTTGTTGGCTGGCAGTCTTCCCTTAGTCAGTTTTTGCTGAATCTTGGCGAGACATTCCGCCCGAGTTACCCTGCCGTCCTTGTTGACGTCGAGGCCGGCATTCTGGCGGAAGGTAGTAGGCTGTTTGCCTCTCTCCCACAGGACGTAGCTGTCAGGCTGCCCTACCCCTTTCGGCCACAGGATCGCCATGTAGATGTCACCAAGGTTACGAAGACGGCCTGCATACGGTCGGAAGTATTTGTAGACGTAGTTGAGTTGGTCTTCCGCCGTCATGGCGGCCAGCTTGGTTGTGCTGGTCCCTAACGAGACTGCCGTGCTAGGCATGAATTGAATGAGGCCTGTCGCTCCTGATCCAGCGGCGTTCCGAACGTCTGGTCTAAAAGTTTCTCCACTTTCCCAGGCAATACAGGCCATAAGATCGTCAGGATCAAGGCTGAGAGTATCCGCAATCCACCATATCCTTTCTTTAAACGTAGGAGACACATGTGCCCCCCAAGCAATTTCTCTTCGAAGTTGCAAACTCTCTGGCTCAGTTTGCTGTCGTTGCGATGGCGCTGACTGGGTTTGCAGTCGTCGTATCGCTTCTTCTAGGAGTTGAATGATGTCGTCCATTAATCACCTCGATCCCATGGTGCCCGGTCCGGTAAAAGCTTTTCTAGCAGTCCTTGCCGTGGTTGTCGGGGCTGCTTTGATTGGGGCGGCGGTGAACTCGGTGGAGCCGATAGGACGTCATTACTCGTCCCCACAGCCTTGTCAAACGACCGCATCACACCAACACCAAGCATTGCCGTAATCAAAGCCATCAACTGCCCGACCTCAAGCTCTGGCATCTGGCCGGTCCAACCCGACAGCCGGCTGATCCATTCGACTACCGGCCCGACGACAAACGTCCACGCGACGCCTGCCCCGCTGACCCAACCAATAAACGGTCGCCAGCCGGCCACAAAAATAGAGCGATGTCCGGCTTCGACTTTGTTGGTTTCGGCTTGGGCAATCATTTCTTCGTGGAGCCGCTTGTCGGCTTCGTCAGCCAGACGCGCAAGCTCTAGGTTGATTTCTGCCTTCTTGTCGGGGTCGACAATCAGTTCACTGACGATGTCTTTGACGCCGTCAATCAGATCACCAAGGATAGGAATTCCAATCCCCATGTTTATGTCCTTTCGCACAGAGGAGTGTCGGCCAGCGCAATACTTCTTGCTGGCCACCGCTTATTTACAATCCCCCGGACATACCCCCTGGTATCCATTACAGCCCCGCCAGACATCCCCGGAATCACTTCTCCCACAAACTCGGTATGCTCAGGGTCGGTGTCGAAGGCGGACGCAATCAGTGGGCTAGACGTCAGGAAGGGGGCTCCGAAGGCATAGCCGACCGCAAGGTAGCTGTCTCCCGCCTCATACCGCCTGCACGTCAGACGGGCTTGGACAGAGCTCTCTGGCCCCTTAAATCGGGCGAAGTCGTTTTCACTCAGCCGGATGTCGGTGATATCGACGCCGTTGACCTTACAACCCGGCCCCATAACATGGCGGGCAGTGATGTATTCGTCTCGTCCCACCTTGACGGCAGAGCCCGTCCCGAGGGCGCAAGTGACTTGAACGACGGCAGACGTATCTATCAC